AATGTTTTCACCCGATCTACCCGCTCCCTGCCGTATTTCTTCATCCACCATTCCAAATATCCAGCGCGCATCGTCTTGGTTGGCACATGTAAAACGAAGCGAGCAAGGCAACAATCTCGTCCATGGTGGATTAGACGTTTGCTCAAACATGTTAGTGCTTTGCGCGAATCCAGCCTTATTTCGCCGCTCATGGTCTGCCTGGCAGTCTACATCGCAGAATCTAGCCCCTTTGCGGGTTTTCTCACCGCAGTTGAGGCATACCCTCGACGATTTGATTTCAATGCCTGCATCCCTACCCATGTTGCGAATGAGGGCTTGATTTCGCCAGATTCCCATCGCTGCACCGTCCGAAGGCTGCACCGCCACAACCTGGCGGCGGCAGTCTGGGTTAGTTCACCCCGCAGGGATACAACCATGGCGGGGGTGATGGGGTTGGAGCGGTTTGGGTGGTTGCTCATTTTTTGGCCACCTCTGCGATCCGCATCTTGCCGCTGCGCAGATCATCAAATGATTGTTTATTCTCATCAGAGTAAACGTCTGGACAAACTACATCACTTTGCAAAGCAGAGAAGGCCTTCGCGGCTGTTGCAAAAATGCCGTCAGAGGAACCCCATGAAAAGCGGTAAGTCCTGCCAAAAACGAAATTGTTCCCCCCGCGATTAACAAACGATACCTGCTGTTTTCCGCAAGCATCCAGTTCACGCTCAAGCACAAGTCCGATGCGCACCTCCGGCGTATACTTGTTGCCATTCTTCGCGCCGACGCCGACAACAGCAAAATTTGAGCAGGCTTGGAAAACCACTTGTCCTTTTTTGAATTGGGTGTTCATTTTATTTCTCCTAATGCCCCTGAGTCCCGAGGCGCGGTCGGATGCGTTTTTGCATTCGATGTAGTCATAATACGCCACTATGGCATATAGTCAAGGGATTTGTGCATCTTTTTTATCGCATCGCAATCAAACACTTGCGCGCAATTCCTTCAATTTTAGTCGGTAATTGTCCCGAATTCCGATCAGCTCTGGGATGGTGTATTTTGCTGGTACATGTTCGCCTTCCAGCCACTCAACCAATTCTAGCCCGATTTTTTTGATCGGTTGCGCGGCAAACCTCGCTCTTCAGGGCGGGGTCAAGAGCGCGGACGGCGCAGCCGTCCGGTTTGGTGCGTCAGTGCGGCGTCTGCTGCTGCTCGATGTACTGCCGGATAACGGCGATAGGCGCACCACCACAGCTACCGGCAAAGTAGGATGGCGACCATAGCGCGCCGCCCCATAGCTTCTTGCGGATGCTCGGATAGTTCTTTTTCCGAATCATCCGGCTGGAAACGCCTTTCAGGCTGTTGACCAGATTCGAGACGGAAACCTTGGGCGGGTAGTTCACCAGCAGGTGTACATGGTCATCCTCGCCGTCGAACTCCACCAGTTCCGCTTCAAAGTCCGTGCAGACGCTGGCGAACATCGGGCGCAGGTCGTCAAGAATCGCTTTTGTGAAGACTTCACGGCGGTATTTGGTTACAAAGACCAAATGCACGTGCATCATGAAAACGCAGTGTCTTCCGTGGCGAATATCGTTGTCATGACTCATAGACAAAACTATAATTTAACCATGCAACGCTTACAAGCCTACCAATACGAACTGATGCCAGATGGCGAGCAAGAGCGCGATATGCGCCGCTTCGCTGGGTCATGCCGGTTCGTCTACAACAAGGCGTTGGCGATGCAAAAAGAAAATCACGAGGCTGGAAACAAGTTCATCAGCTACGTCGCCATGGCGAAGCACTTGACCGGGTGGCGCAATGGTGCGGAAACGCCGTGGCTCAAGGATGCCCCATGCCATCCCTTGCAGCATGCCTTGAAGGACTTGGAGAAGGCCTACAAAAATTTCTTCGAGAAACGCGCCGACTTTCCGAAATTTAAGCGCAAGGGTAGCGGCGATGCTTTCCGCTATCCCGACTCGAAACAGATCAAGCTCGATCAGGGTAACGACCGCCTCTTTCTCCCCAAACTCGGCTGGCTGCGTTACCGCAACAGCCGCGACGTGCTGGGCGAGGTACGCAATGTCACCGTGAGCCAGTCGGGCGGCAAGTGGTTCGCGTCGATTCAAACGCAACGCGAGGTCGAACAGCCACTGCCCACGGCGACGACGGCCATCGGCATCGATGTCGGCATCGCCCGCTTCGCCACGATGAGCGACGGCAGCTTCATCGCGCCGCTCAACAGCTTCAAGAAACACCAGCAACGCCTGGCGCGCTACCAGCGTCGCATGAGCCGCAAGGTCAAGTTCAGCAACAACTGGAAGAAGGCGAAAGCCAAAGTTCAAAAGATTCACACCGGCATCGCTAATGCCCGCAAAGACTTCCTGCATAAGACCACAACAACGATCAGCCAAAACCACGCGCTCGTCTGTATTGAGGATTTGCAGGTACGCAACATGTCCAGGTCTGCCAAGGGCAACAGTGAGCAGCACGGAAAGAGGGTGCGCCAGAAGTCCGGGCTGAATCGCGCCATTCTCGACCAGGGCTGGGGCGAGTTCAGGCGGCAACTCGACTACAAGGTCGCATGGAACGGCGGCATGCTGCTGGCCGTGCTGCCGCACCACACCAGTCAGACTTGCCCGTGCTGCGGCCATGTATCGAAAGACAATCGGCAGACTCAGGCGAAATTCCTGTGTGTCGATTGTGGCTACGAAAATCACGCCGATGTGGTCGGCGCGATCAATGTTTTAGAGCGGGGATACCGCTTGTTAGCCTGTGGAGAGTCGGCGCAGTCAGGCCGCTCGATGAAGCAGGAACCCACCGAAGCGACTGCGCAAATTACCGCGTAGCGCCGTAGGAATCCCCTTCCTTCAGGGAGGGGAGGATGTCAAGCACCTCTGTTCAAACGAATGGAAACAGGTGCTATTCTAGGCGCAGGGCGGATTAGACCTTTGTGCGGCTGCTACATAATTCCGCAAATCTGCGTAGCGTTGCTTCGTCGAACTCCTGGACAACCCCAGTTGCATATTCCTCAAGCAATTGAGTGCGTGTTTTATATTGCGAGATTCCAAGCATGGCCGGAACATCGCACGCGTTGAAACACTTTACGCGGTGCTGGTGCCACTCTGGCGATCCTTGTTGTAGGTTATGAATTTGCATTTTTATCTCCTGTAGATGCTTGCTCTTTGTCCCAGCGATCCCAGCACAAACCCTTGTCCGAGAAGTGTTGGCATTGAGAAAAAGACTGTCCAATATTCGAATTGCAGATATTCCAATCAAGACTGACTGAACCGGCACATTGGAACCACCACCGTGGGCATGTGAATGAGCGCATTTCTGTACCAACAGGGAATGGCTTTCCTTGCTCCCAGTCTGCAACAGGAATCCCGCCAAAATCCTCAAGCGCCAACCCATTGCCGGCCCCGATCTTGATTCCGGGATTGGCCTGATAGACGCGCACAACATTTGGCAATTGTTTGCGGCCAGTGAATTCGACGAACTCGGATACCCTGAACCCAAAGCCTTTGCAGTTGTGGCAAACTATCGCGGCCTCTTTGCTCTCACCCATGCCGGAATACAGACCTGTTCCACGGCATGAGCCACATTCATGTTTTACGGTAATGGTCATGTCAGCCTCAGTCGTTCTCGTGTGACCACGAATCAATCGTCTGTTTCTGATCGTCAGTGAGCTTTTCCTTGGTTTCGATGGTAGCGATCAGGTCGGCGACGGTTCTTGTCTTTTCGATGATCGCCTTCCGCCATCCGGCTTTTTTCTTCTCAAAGTTCTCCGGTGTGCAGATGGGGATTTCTTTTTTGCCGGTATCGGCTGCGGCGGATGCTGAATTCCCGCCTTGCTCTGCTTTGTTCTGCATCACACTTTGCCAAGTGGCCTCTCCGTCCTTGATCGCGCCGAAGATTCCACGCAGCGTCACGATTTGCGGCGGCGAGCATTTGGCTAGGTCATGCCCAAGATACGAGGCCAGATCGGTAGCGGTAACACCGATGGAAGAAAATGCGTCCACGATGCGCTTACGCTCTGCATCTGGGTCTTTCGCGGCATCGTCCAATCGGATTTTCTTGATGATCTCTTCCGCCTCGTCGCACAGATCGCCAGGTATGATGCGCAGGCCAAGCGAGCGCATGGCCTTTGAAATTAGGGCCCCGCGCTTATTGAGCAGGTCATCGTCAGTTCCGAGTACGGTGTAAACGTCCTTGTTGTAGCTGTTCTTGCGCACGCTGATGTAGGAGCCATCGCTATTCGGCTTGCTGCGTTCAACAGTTTTCGACACGCGAACGTCAAGCGGGTAGGTGATATTTGCTTCAAGATCGGTGACTGATACGCGGTGAACTTCCTTTTGCTCATCCTCGAAGATCATGGTGGTTTCGACCAGCACGTTCTTCATGCAGCGTAGTGCTACTTCGACAAAGCGAATCCCAAGACCTTCCACGCCTTGCCCGATTGGCTTGATGTAATAGGCGCTCTTGTTATTGGCGAAGCTGGGTCGGCGACATTCCTTGAGCAATTCCTGACGAACTGCATCCATGTTCCGTGGATTGCGCATCGCCATGATGTAGCGCGATTCAACCATTGCTTTTGACTGGGCCGCGATTGCCGTTGATGCGGTTTCGACAACCGCCATAGTCCGGCCTGTTCCGCCGAAATCTTCTTGTGTTGCCAGTGCTGTTCTGTCGTTCATTTTGTGTGCTCCTGTTGTTTTTATATTTTGTGGAGGTCACGGCTTACGCCGCGACCCGTGACCAGCGATCAGAGACTCTTGGTGCAGCGGAAGCCGACGACGCCGCCGCGACTCCCGGGGTAGTCGTAGTCGAGATAGAACACACCGGCAAGCGAGACGGAGTACCAGCAGCCGCCCCGCACGAGCGCACGGCCAGACCAATTTGCGCCACCTTCTGGGTACCAGCCGACGCCATTCTTTTGCGATTTTGCTGGCGCGGTGGTAAGCGAGATTGAATCGGCGGCGATCTTGCCGGTCAGTCCGTTCTCATCACCTTGAACATCGTCGAATACCCATGAGTAGCAGTTCCCGGCAAAGTCATAGATGCGCTCACCGTTCGAGAGCTGGTGCCAACGGCGCTCTTCTGCATCCTCGGATTCGTAGGTGCCGGCTTGTGCTTCACTGACGTTATCTTTGTGGATGCCTTGGAAAATCTTGCCTTCGCCGACCCTGCCGCCAGTCCAGTTGATGTCTTGCTGACTGATGTCGTAAGCAATCGCCAGTGCGCGGGTTTCTGCCAGCAGGTCATAACCAGCAACGGCGCAAGCCTTACGCGCTTCGTCGTAGTTGATCTCAACCCAAGGCATAGCATCGGCAACAGACTGCGGGATACCGGCTGGGCCGCGTGTTGCGATGTACTGAGCAATTTGGAAAGATG